CCGGCTGCGATCTCCTGGGCGACGAAGTATTCCTCGTCGAGGAAGGCGAAGCCTTTGTCGTGCGACGTCTTGATGCCGGTGTGGACCCAGCAGCTGCGGTCGACTGCTGCCGCCCTGACACAGAACGACAGGTCTTCGGAGAACGTGGTCGGCCCGACAGGGTGGGTGATCGGTGTGTACCAGTTGTCGGCATATTTGGCGCGTACGTCCTCGAGCACCGTGCGGTGGATGAGGACGCAAGCCGAGCCGGTGCCGGCGACAGGGACGATCTGGTCGGCTGGGTAGACGAGGCGGGCGGTGAACCCGACCTTGCCCTCGTCGGGCTTCTCGACGAAGTCGTAGATCGTCGGGCAGGTGCCGTAACGGACACCGTGGAACGATGCCTGTCCGGTGGTCATCGCTGCGAAGCACAGGCCGCCGACGACAGGGCGTTCGATGGGGTGTGCTGCGGCGACGAGGCGGTCGACGGTGTCGGGGGCGAACCCCATGTCGGAATCGACCCAGAACAGCCAGTCGATGTCGGTCTCGTCGAGGAAGGCGGCGGCGACCTTGTTGCGGCCGTCGATGATCCCACCGGACGAGCACTGCTTGCCGAGCTGGCCGTGCTGGTGCGAGATGATCCGCTGGTTCGCTCCGGCGTCGTAGAACAGCATGTCCTTCAACGACTCGGCGAAGTTCGCGTTGTATTTCCCGGGGTGCAGGAACGCGACGGTGACCAGGTCGGTCTTGCGGCGCTGCTTGCGGCTCACCGGGTTTCACCCGGTGCTGCGGTCGCCTGTTCCACCTTGATCGCCGACCGACGCTTTGTGGGCGCGTTGGTGTCGGCGTCAGCCTGGAACGCCCACGGGTGGTTCTTGACCACCCAGTCGTCGGCTTCGAAAGCAGCATCGGGACGAAGATGGATCGTCTCGCCAGTGGGTGTGAACACCACGCTCGAGACGTCGGGACGGACGCGGACGGTTGCCATGACAGGGACTCCTTGTGCAGGGTGGGAGCAGGGTGAGAGGACCGGCGAACCCTGCCGATCGCCGGTCCTCTCGATTCAGACCCGAAGGTCAGGCGCTGGTCTTGTCCAGCAGGACTGCGAACGCCTCGTCGGCAACCGAGTCCGAACCGTGACGCCAGTGCGCGTACCAGCCAACACGGCCGTCGGGGAGGTTGTTGGCCGTGTTGAACAGGACCGGGACGTACTGCACGGCGAACGAGCCGGGCTTGTCAACGAGCAGGAACTGGGAGAAGTCGCCGTAGATGATCTCCGGGTCCTTCGCCGTCGTGGTCTGCGTGGTCGGTGCGTCGTCGGTCTCGATGACCGGGCGGCCGAGGAGGAGCTCGGTGTTCGGGTTGTTCAGGTCGACGCTGTAGCTTGCGCCCATCGTCGAGCCGAGCTGACGGACGGCGTCTGCGTAGACGCTGTTCATCACGAACGTGCCGTTGTTCCGCCAGCGGATGCCGGGCTTGCGCTTCAGCGCGAGGAGGTCGACAAGGCCGATGGTGGCGGCCGTGGTCGACGTCACCGACTGCGAGCCGGTGATCGCGGTGAAGATGCCGGTGGGCTGGCCGGAGCCGGAGCCGGCTGCGTGGGCTGCGCCCTCGAGGCGGTCACGGGCGTCGGCGAACATGACGAGCACGTCAGCGCCGAGCTGTGCGATGTCCTCGAGTGCCTCGACCGATGCCTGCACGAATGCCTGCGCCTTGTAGGTCGGCACCGACGGCTTAGTGAACGGGACCGGGGAGTCGTCGGACACCTCGGTGAGCTCGCCGTCCCACGATGCGGTGACGCCTGCGGACGACACACCGTTCCAGGTGTTGCCGACCGTGAGGGTCACGACACGGGCGATGCGACGGATCGCGTTCGCCGAACCGGTGTTGGTGAGGATGACCGTCGGGTCGAGGTAGGTCGGGACCATCAGGCCGCCCTGGGTGGACGTGCCGACGGCGACAGCGGTGCGCTCCTCGTCGGTGAGGAAGTTTGCGTTGCCGGACATCACCTTCAGCCAGCCACGCTCGTAGGCGTCGGTCGAACGGACCGCAAGGTTGCGGGCCCATGCGAGGTCGGCACTGTGGCGCTTGAGGAGGACGGTGGCGTGGGACGGGTCAATGCCGCGCTCCTCAGCCTTGCGGGAGATCGTGTCGGCGATCTGGGTGACGTTCATGGAACGCACCGAGTCGACGTCGGCCTTCTCGACGGGCTTGATGAACTGCGGGATGGACCGGGCTGCGGCTGCTGCGGTGCGGGCCTCGATCGCCTCGAGCTCCGCGTGGCGGGCCTCGTGGGCGGCGATGTCGGTGTCGAGCTCGCCGATCTTCTTGATGAGCGCGTCGGCCTTTGCCTGCTCGTCGCTGTTGAGCGAACGGGCCTCGGACTCGGCGGCTGCGGGGACGGTGGACAGTTCGGCGTGGATGGCGCTGCGCTGCTCGCGCAGACCTGCCAATGCCTTGGTGACGATGTCTTTCATCGTGGCACCTCTTTCTTGATGTTGGGGGTGGCGAGGCCGATGGCCTCGATGCGGGCACGGAGCACCGAGGGGTGCAGCCCGTTGTTGGCTCCGGGTCCGTCGGACTTCGGTGCCTCCTGCCGGCCGGGGGCGTCGCCCGCCTTGCCATCAGTAATCATTCGCCCGACGACCTTGTCGCCGAGCCGGTCCGTGAGCTTGGCGACGAACACGGGGTCGCTGAGCAGACGGTCGAAGAACTGGTCGGTGCCCGAACGGACACCGGCTGTTGCGCTCGCATACGCGGGGAACGTGACGGGCCCGAACTCGTAGAGCGGGTCGATGCGGGTGATCGTGCGCTCAGGGAGCCGTTCCGGGTTGGCTGGTGTTGCGACCGCAGGCTGTGCCCAGCGTTCGTCGGCGACACGGAACCGGAACGATGCGCCGTACTGACCCGACCGCAGGCCGGGCAGCAGGTCACGGACGTAAGAGGTGTCGTGGAGCTGGACTTCGTAGGCGGCACCGCGCTCGTCCTCGGTGAGCATCACCGGGACGCCGAGCACCTTGTTGCCTACCGATGGGTCGCCGCCGTGGTCGAACAGGACCTTGGGCATCTGGCCGGATGCGAACACCTGGGCGAATGCACCGGGGGCGATGCGTTCCATGAAGTCGCCCTCGTACATCGAGCGGATGTGGGTCCATTCGTTGAACACGGCGAAATGGCCGACCATTGAACCGGGCCCGCCGTCGCCTGCGGCACGCAGCTCGAACGGTGCGCAGCGGACGATGTTGTCGACCTGCGGCTGGGTGGAACGCGTCGGTGCCGTCTCGGCGTTGACGAGTGAGGCGGGGATGATCCAGCGCTTGCAGATGCCGGCCGGGTCGATGTCGCCTGCGACGATCTCGCAGCCACGGGGGCCTTCGTAGAACGCACAGTTCGCGCACACGAGCCCTTCGGACGCGAACGGGGAGGCGGCGACATAGTGGGCACCGTCGGGTCCGGTGTCCTGCGACATCAGGCCGAAGACCTCTGCGAGCTTCTCATCGTTGTCGTACTGGGCGGCCTGACGTGGGGTGAACAAGCCCAGGTCAATGGAGCGTGATTCCATTCGGGCTCCTAGAGGGTTGGCGGCGCTACGGCCGGAGCGGTCGACGTCGCCGGGATGCCGGGCTCGTCGAAGATCGGGTCGGGGAACGGTTGCTCGTCCTCGAGCTCACGGACCTCGTTGATCGTGCGGGTCTTCGTCTCAAGGCGCAGCTTGTGGATCTCGGTGCGCTCACGGGCCGTCATCTGCAGGATCGCGTCGACGTTGAACTTGACGTACTGGTTCGTCGGCAGGAACTCGGACCATGCGGACTGCAGCAGGTTCACCCACCAGCGCAGGCTGTGCTTCAGGAACGACAGGTCGTCCTGCGACACGTTGGCGTAGGTGACGGACTGGCCTGATACTGCGCCATAGATCATCGACGGCGGGACGCCATAGATGCGTGATGCCTGCTCAACCTCGAAACGCAGCAAGTCGAGGAACTGGCTGTCCGCAGGGTTGACCTGAATCTGTTGCCAGTCAAGGTCGGAACCGAACACTGCTGGTTCGCGTGAACCGATCAGCCGGCGGGCGGTCGCCTTGATCTGCTCGGCCTGCTCGGCGTTGAGGACCGAGCGGGACTTGATGACCGACGTCGGATGGGCACCCTGTGCGAAGAAGTCGCCGCCAAACTTCTCGGCTTGGATGCTGGTGCGGATCGACTGTGACGCGTACTCGGACGGTGACAGGCCGACCGGGGAGCCGGCACGCAGGAAGGCGGGGACGTGCCAGATGTCGCCGTTGGGCCACAGGTTGCGTTCGGTGCCGTTGATGATCGGCTGCCAGCTGTTGTTGCGTACCGCCCAGGTGACCTGACGTGGGTCGATTGTCTCGATCTGTGTCGGTCGGCCCATCGAGTCGGTCGCGACGATCTGGCCGTAGGCGTTGCCTGACTCCAACCAGGACGACATGACCTGATAGACGAAGCCGGACTGCGAGACAGTTGCCGACGGGCGGCGCACCACCTGCGAGGCGGTGACACGGCGGTGCTGGGCACCGTTCTCGATCACCTGGAACACGGGCAGACCGGCGATCGAGGTGCACAGCACCCGATGGCAGGCCCAGTGCGCAACCGACCGCAGGGCATCGTTCGGTGCGACATCGGACGGGCTGAACAGCCAGCCGTAGCCGTCGCCGCCAGCGATGTTGATCCGGGTTGCCCGCTCCTCGGTCTGACCGGGTTCGGCAGCACGCCGCCTGAACAGGCTCACGATGCGGCCCCGATACCACCGACGAGCAGACAGACACCGGCAGCGATGATCCCAGCCGGCACCGAGAACAGGCAGATACCGGTGCACAGGGTTGCAGCGCCAGCGATCTCGGCGAGGGTCGTGAGCAGATTGCGCATTCGGCCCTCCTAGTAGGCGAAAACGAGCGGCTGGCTGTCAGACAGCAGGCCGGCAGCCACGGCGTCACCGTGGGCGTGGACGGCACCGAGGGCACCGATCAGCAAGTCGATCTTGCGGGCATCTTTCTTCGCAGGCCGCCAGCCCTGACGGGCACGTTGGCGTTGCGCTGCAGCAACATGACGGCGCAGGACAGGGTTGCCGTCGTGACGCAGCTCGCCGGCACGCAGAAGCGTGTCGAACCGGGCGGTTGCTTCGGTGATCTTCGTATCCGAATAGGTCGGCCAGCGCAGCACACAGTCACCGAACTGAGCTCGCCATTCGTCGATGTCGGACTGCCAGTAGGGCGGGTCGCAATACATGCGCATCACCCGGTAGGTGTCGAACACGTCGGTGACCCGTTGGCGTATGTCAAGGCGGGGTAGTTCCCACTCGGAACGTTTCAAGCCTTCGGGGCGTTCCCACACGCCGAGCACGAACAGGCATTTGTCGTCGTGGCGCAGGGCGACGAGGGCGGTGGAGTCGCCACCGTCGGAACCGTCGAAGCCGACCGTGATCCTGTCGCCCGGTACGAGCTTTGCGCCGGGCAGGGCGACAGCGTCCCACAGTTCGATCTCGACAGCGTCGGACTCCGACGCGACGAGCTGGTTCAGGTAGAACCGGCGGGCATCGCTCGGGTCGGTCGCCGGGTCGGTGCATTCGGCAGCGATCCGTTCCAGGTCGACCCACGAGGCGTCGCCATACGCGACACGCAAGGCGTCGAGGAGCAGCTCGCCGTCCTCGAGGTCGTCGAGCTGCGGTGCTTCAAGACTGTCGTAGTGCACGTCGGCGGTTGCCCGCTGTGCTGCTTCCCACGAGTCCTCGGCGACCGAGCCCTCGCCGGGCCGGTGAGCGTTAGTGGTCTCGATCGTGATGCCGGCTGTCTTGCCGACGTTGCGCCGCAGGGTGGCAGCAAGTTTCTGGCCGCCGTTACCGGGCAGCCACA